CGCAAGCAACGCTGGTCATGCCTCGTCGTGCACCGTCGCGGCGGCAAGACCGTTGCATGTGTCATGGATCTGATCGATGCAGCCCTGCGCTGCAAGAAACCCGACGCACGCTTCGCTTATCTCGCGCCAACCTATGCGCAGGCAAAAGACGTAGCCTGGGAATACCTCAAGCGCTTCACTGCCAACATCCCCGGCGTCGAACAGCGCGAGAGCGACCTCATGGTGAGGTTCCCGAACAGTAGCCGCATTCGTCTATATGGCGCTGAGACGTTCGACAGGCTTCGCGGCACCTATCACGATGGATTAGTGGCCGATGAGTACGGCGACTTCGATCCCCGCGCCTGGCCCGAGGTTCTACGTCCGTCACTCGCGGATCGTAATGGCTGGGCCGTCTTCATTGGCACGCCCAAAGGTCGAAACGACTTCTGGCGTATCCATAGCCAAGCTCAGAACGATCCAACCTGGTATTCGCTGGTGCTGCGCGCATCACAAAGCCGCCTCATACCGCAGCACGAGCTGGACGATATGCGGGGCATGCTCACAGCGGATCAATACGACCAGGAGCTTGAATGTTCATTTGACGCCGCTATCAGAGGTGCAATTTACCGCACAGAGTTGGCCGCGCTGGATGCTGACGGCCGCCTATGCGCGGTCCCGTATGACCCGGCAGTGCCTGTTTGGACGGCATGGGATTTGGGTATCGGTGATGCAACAGCGATTGTCTGCGCGCAACTCGTCGGTAAAGAGATCCACATCATCGACTACTACGAGGCGACCGGTGAACCGCTGACGCACTATGTGGCCTGGCTCGACAGCAAGCCCTACCGCTACACCACCGATCTGCTGCCTCACGACGCGGGAGCGCGTGAGCTAGGCACCGGTAAGACCCGCGAGGAGCTGCTACGCGCCAACGGCCGCAAGGTGAAGGTGCTGGCGCGCGACAACGTCGATGACGGCATCAATGCCACCAAGATGCTGCTGCCACGCTGCTGGATGGATCGCACGAGGACCGAGCGGCTCCGCGAGTGCCTGGCGCACTATCATCGCGACTTCAACGACCGTATGGGCGTGTTTAAGGACGCGCCGGTGCATGACTGGTCATCACATTGCTTCACTGGCGACACAAAGATACTGACACGTCACGGAATGTATCGGATAATGGACCTCCCTGAAACAGGGGAGGTTCTGACGCCATGTGGCTGGAGTGCTTATCGAAGCCCGAGGATCACTCGGATAAATGCCCCGCTTGTGGAGGCGGTGTTCGACGACGGAACTTCCGTCAGATGCACGCCGGATCATTCATTCTTGACGGAAATCGGGTGGATATCCGCAAGCGACCTGCCGAGGGGTACGCTGATCCAGTCTACCTTGACCCCATTACGCAGTATTTCGATGGCGGTCTCTACCGTATGTGGCCGAGTGAGCGATACCTATCACGTGGTGGCCGAAAGCTGCATCGAGATGCTTGGGTCGGTGCATTTGGCCCTGTTCCAGATGGGTGTCACATCCACCACCGGGACGACGACGTTCTCAACAACAGCATTCGCAACCTCGAATGCATGCCAGCATCGCTCCATCTCTCGCACACATGGCGGAATGGCTCCCGAGCGACCTTCCGATCGGACCAGCATTTCACAGAGGAGGCTCGCGCGAAGGCCGCCGAATGGCATAGATCCGACGCTGGACGGTTGTGGCATAGCCGTCACGCGCAAAGCAGCGCAAGTTGGACGAAATGGAAGCGAGAGCCTCGCCCCTGTGACCACTGCGGCAAGACGTTCGATGCGATGGTTCGCAAAAATGCTCGCCCGCATCGCTTCTGTACTGCCGTTTGCAAGGCCGCTGCGTATCGCCTGCGTCGAGCGGCTGAACGAGACGGCTGATGTCTGGTGTCTGACCGTCCCTGACGCTGAATGCTTCTCGTTGGCGAATGGCGCGGTCGTTCACAACTGCGCAGACGCCGTTCGCACATTGGCGATGGGGTTGAAAGAAGCGCAGCCGCACACCAGCAACGCCATCATCGAGCAGCAGTTCCCGACCACTAGGACATGGGTCGAGGGCGCACACAACACCGGTTGGATGTCAGTGTGATGCCAGAACCAGAGACAGACGCCGAAGACGATGCACCAAATGAGCATGGCGCCTGCGTGACCTTCGTCGATGACTTCGATCAATGGAACTGGGAAAACGCGAATGCGGTCACTGATATCAGCGCCCGTGCCGTGCGACAATTCCTTCGTGAATTTAGCAGCTCGTGCGGTTTTGCTATATACCCATCGGACGAGGGTGGAAGAGTAGTTCTGAACGCTTTCCAGTGTGACCTCAGTGTCGAGACTGATCTCGCCAGCCTACTCCATCATTTCGCAGGCAATGACGGATGGCATGAGGATGAAAGAGCGTCCTTCAAGCGAGTTTTGCAGGATGTGTTGAAGTCACTCTGAGCGTCTGTAACAGGGAGCTAACACCATGAGCCACGCAGCCAGTAAGAACGACACCCACGGCGCGCACGACACTAAGGGCGACGCGGTGCACACAGCCTCCACGGTAGCGCCCAAGGCCGGCACTCGTGCAGCAGCCCCGCGCGATGCCGCCGCCGACCAGTTGCGCCTGCTCGGCCTGCTCGCCGCTGACTGGCTCAACAACGACCGCACGCATGCCACCGAGATTGCCGCGCTGCTCGCCTCACTCACCTACGCGCAGGGGCCGCCGGTCAATGTCGATGTGCCAGCGGCATCGCTGACCGGCGCCACGGCGAGCTGCACCATGGGCAACTGGCAGGGCGAGCCGACGTCCTACGCCTACGCCTGGCACAATGACGGTGTGGCGATTGCCGGCGCGACCAATGCCACCTACACCGTGCAGCCCGACGACAGCGGCCACAGCCTGGCCTGCGTCGTCACCGCCACCAACGCGCTGGGCAGCACGGCGGCGCCGATGAGCAATGCTGTAGCAGTGGCATAGCGTCCGCAAAGTTTCGTTTATCGGACGCAACAAGTCACCGGGTTGTTCGTAGACCAATCGGTGGATTGGTGGGGTGAGGAAAATGGGCGATCGGGCGCATTCAGAATGGCATTTTGGGTTCAGAATGGACTAATTTAGCTAATGAGATCAGTGATGAAGCCGTGGGAACGAGAACTGGTCAACACGCTACGTGGAGCGATCCAACGATGCCACAATCCGAAGAACGCTGGGTATCGGCACTACGGTGGTAGAGGCATCACCGTCCATGAAACGTGGCGCGCTAATGTTCGTGCGTTCATCAGACATGTGGGGCGCAAGCCGACTGAGTTCCACTCGCTTGATCGGATCGACAACGACGGGAATTATGAGCCGGGAAATGTCCGATGGGCGACTGGGAAAGATAAGGCAGAGACCTTACCAGCCGCGACTTGAGCAACATCTCCCTCTAACGCTTGTCACTCTGCATCGAACGTATCAGACGGTTCTGGAACGCCGCCCAGTTCAACAGGATTAGTCCCATGATCGGCGCACTGATCTACCTTCTCATCTGGCTGCTTGTGCTCGGCATCGTGCTGTGGCTGGTGTTGTATGTGCTCTCGGTCATCCCGCTGCCCGCGCCGTTCCAGCAGGTCGCCAGGGTGATCGTCACGGTCATAGCGTGCCTCATCCTGATCCTGCTGCTGCTCGATTTCGCCGGGATCATGCCGATTAGTGGCGGCAGGCCGTTGTTGCGGTGAGTGTCCGTGTTGTTTTGGACGCTGGTTGGGCTTGGGCTGTTCGCTGTGCTGGTCTGCACGATCCTGGTGATCACCATGATGAGGGCGACACAGGACAAGGAGTGGTGATGTGGTGAGCCACGGGGCGCTGCTCGGCATCATGGTGCTGGCGCTGGTCGTGCTGCTGATCACGGCTGCCACTGAACCGTCGCGTGACGACACGGCCGGATAGCGCGTAGTGACGGCCGGCCACCGGGTGGCGGACTTTCTGGCTCCGATCGCACCAGCGTTTTCGCCACCGGGACGCGCCAGCCGTCACTACCAGCCTAGCACAAGCGAGTAGGGG